CAAAAAAATTTAGCCCTTATGCAAGAAAGTGAATTTCTACACCACACGAACTGTAGCTATTGTTTATCCAAAGACAATGTAGCTGTTTACTCAGACGGTCATACCTACTGCTTTGGATGCCAAAAAAGAACTAACCCAACAGAGGAAGTCCCACCAATGCAAGCACAAACACACACGCCTAACAGTTTCATTCAAGGAACTGCTTCTCCCCTATCTAAAAGACAAATTGATTTACATACTGCAAAGAAATTTAATTATGAAGTTGGTACTAACAATAAGAAGCCAGTACAGATTGCTAATTATTATGACAAAGACGGTACTAAAGTTGCACAAAAATTAAGATACCCTGACAAAACTTTTCAGTGGATTGGTGATGTAAAATCTGCTGGATTGTTTGGTCAAAATTTATGGCGTGATAAAGGTAAAATGGTTATTGTTACTGAGGGTGAGATTGATTGTCTTACTATGTCACGTTTAAATTCAAATAAATTTCCTGTTGTTAGTGTTAAGACTGGAGCTGCTGGAGCTAAGAAAGATATACAAAATTCTTTAGAATGGCTTGAGGGTTTTGACTCAGTAGTATTTATGTTTGATTCAGATGACGCTGGTAGAAATGCTGCTTTAGAATGTGCAAAAGTTTTATCACCAAACAAAGCAAAGATAGCAACGTTACCATTAAAGGACCCTAATGAAATGTTACTTGCTAACAGAGCTAAAGAACTCACTGATTGTATGTGGGGTGCAAAAGCTTACAGACCTGACGGTATTGTTTTAGGTGCTGACTTATGGGATGAGATTAAAAAAGAAGATGTCTATGTTTCTGTCCCCTATCCTTTTGAGTGCATGAACATTAAAACACATGGCCTACGTAAAGGTGAATTAGTTACTATCACTGCTGGTAGTGGTGTTGGTAAATCTAGTTTCTGTAGACAGGTAGCATACCATTTACTTAACAAAGATTATAAAGTTGGTTACATAGCTTTAGAAGAAAGTGTTAAGCGTAGCTCATTAGGTATTATGGGAGTGGCTTTAGAAAAACCTTTACACCTAAGTCGAGAAGGAATTGAAGAAGCTGCTTTAAAGAAAGCTTTTGATGACACTGTAGGTAACGGTAACTTCTATTTATATAATCACTTTGGAAGTACTGCTTCTGATAATCTTATTTCTAAAATTAGATACTTAGCTAAAGCGTGTAACGTAGACTTTGTTGTATTGGACCATTTACACATGGCTCTCAGTGCTGTTGGAGATGAGACTACGAATGATGAAAGAAAACTAATTGATTATACTGTGTCGGTATTAAGAACTTTAGTTGAGGAGACAGGTATAGGATTAATACTGGTATCTCATTTAAAAAGACCTGAAGGCAACAAAGGTTATGAAGACGGTGTTGCTGTTTCTATGAATAGCTTACGTGGGTCTGCTGCTATTGCACAGTTAAGTGACATGGTAATAAGTTTATCCCGTGATTTACAAGACGATAAAAACTTAGCTAAAGTTAGTGTATTAAAAAATAGATTTAGTGGTGAGACAGGCCATGCTTGTACTCTTCATTATAATTTAGAGACTGGTCTTTTAAAACAATCAGACCATACAGAATTTAAAGATGAGTTTTAAAAAAACTGATTGGACCACAATGTTGTTAAGCACAATAAAACACGCAGAAAAAAATCCAACAAAAGAAATAATTTTTTACGTAACTAATAACGATATAGCTGACTTGTGTACTGAAGCTTTATTCACACTGTCTTTAGAACACGAAGCTGCTATGCGTATAAACGTAGAAATAGCAACCATACATTAAAGGACGAATATGAAAAAAGTAAAATTTCCTGACGCTATAGATATATCTTATCACAATATAAAATTGAAATTAATAAGCAGCCATATTTCTCAAGAAGTTGGTGAACAGCAAGGCTGTTACGTGGCTAGAGATATGCTTATTTATTTAGACAAAGATATAATTGAGCAAGGTGGCACACGTGCAATCAGTTTGATTTTGCATGAGTTGGGTCATGCTATTTATTACATATTCAATTTAAAAGAAAGAGAAGAAGAACCAACAGTAGATAGTTTTGCTAATGGTTATACAGAAATTCTTACACGCAACCCACAATTACAGAAATGGATTACCGCTAACACATGAGATACGTATTTGACTTAGAAACTGACGGACTACTAGACGCAGTTACAAAAGTACATTGCGTTATTCTTAAAGACATTGACACTGGACATATTATTAATGTGAAAGTTAAGAAAGCTTTACAACTTTTAGAAGAAGCTGATTTAATTATTGGTCACAACATTATTAAATTTGACATTCCAGTACTTAAAAAACTTTTTGCTTTCACACCACAAGGTAAAGTATTTGATACTATAGTTGCAGCAAGATTAGTCTACCCTGATATACGAGATAAAGATTTTGCTAACAAAGATTTACCGAGAAAATATATTGGCTCACATTCACTGGCAGCTTATGGATTTAGATTAGGCAATCTTAAAGGTGATTTTGACGGTGGTGATTGGCAGACTTACAGTGAAGAGATGTTGCAATATTGTATTCAAGACGTAGAAGTAACACACAATCTTTATAAAAAAATATTAGACAAAGGATTTAGTGAGCAAGCCATGCAACTTGAGCATGATGTTGTTACTCTAATAAACAAACAAGAATTACATGGATTTACTTTTGATGTAGACAAAGGAGAAGCACTTGCAGCTAAACTTAATGTTAGACGTTTTGAAATAGAAGATGAACTCCAAGAATTATTTCCACCACGTACTTTAAGTATTCCTTTTATGCCTAAAGTTAATAACAAAGCTAGAGGATATGTTAAAGGTGAATTGTTTTATAAAACTAAAGTAGAAACTTTTAATCCTTCAAGCAGACAACACATTGCAGAACGTTTAAAATCTTTATACAACTGGCAGCCTGAAGAATTTACAAATGACGGCTCCCCTAAATTAGATGATGAAACATTAAGCAAGCTTCCATACAAAGAAGCTAAAATTCTTGCAGAACATTTTCTTTTAGACAAGCGTATAGCCCAGTTAAGCACTGGTAATCAGGCTTGGTTATCTAAACGTAAAGGCAATAAGATACATGGCACGTGTAATACTAACAGTACCGTCACAGGAAGAGCTTCACACACCTCGCCAAACTTAGGACAGATACCAAGTACTGCTGTTCCTTATGGTAAAGAGTGTCGAGAATTATTTACTGTTCCTCAAGGATACAAGTTAGTTGGTATAGATATTTCAGGTCTTGAAGTACGTATGCTGGCACACTTTATGTCTAAGTATGACAACGGTGCATACACTGATGTTGTTTTAAATGGTGACATACATACAACCACACAAAAACTCGCTGGATTGGATTCAAGAGATGTAGCTAAAAGATTTTATTATTGTTTCTTGTACGGTGGCGGTGTCAAAAAGATTGCACAGGTTATAGATAAGAAAATAAATATTGCTAGTGCTATTAAGAAAAGATTTTTAAATAATTTACCAGCATTAAATAAGTTAATAGAGCAAGTACAATCTGCTTCAGAGCGTGGATACCTTGTTGGTTTAGATAAGAGACAAGTAAAAGTACGTTCTGCACATTCAGCTTTAAACACTTTACTACAAAGTGCTGGAGCTATTGTATGTAAGCAATGGTTAGTTGAATTTGACAGAGCTGTAAAGAAGATACCTAACGTACAACAAGTCGTATGGGTACATGACGAGATACAAGTTGAGTGTCTTGAAAAGGATGCACAAAAAATAGGAGAATTAGCTGTCGAAGCAATAGAACGAACTGGCGAACACTTCAATCTACGTATCCCATTAACAGGGGAATTTAACATAGGAAATAATTGGAGTGAAACACATTGACCAAAGCAAATAAAAAATTCGACATTGATTTAAAGTATGGACAAGAACGTGAACAGCGTGTTGTTTCAATACTCGACACTGATAAATCTAAAATAGAAGTTAAAACAGAACGTGATTGGTGGTTCAAGACAGGCAACATTGCTATTGAAATTGAGTCTAATGGCAAGCCGTCAGGTATCATGGCAACTGAATCAGATTACTGGGTACATATACTCGCACAAGGTAAAGATGATTATTGTAGATTAATTTTTGATACTGACACTGTGCGTAAACTTGCAGAGACTTACAAGCACACATTAAAAAATGGTGGTGACGGCTGGCGTACAAAATTTGTACTCATACCTTTATCAGAATTATTTGATAAAAAAAATTTACACTAACTAATACGGAAGAGGAACTTATGCCTAGAAGAATACTTATAGACGGTGACATATATGCTTATCGCACCGCAATACAAAATGAAGTTGCAACTGATTGGGGTGAAGATTTTTGGACACTTCATGCTGACGCTATGCAATCTAAAAGATTGTTAGATGATACCATTGAAGAGATAAAAAATAATTTAGGTGGTGATGAAGTTGTTGTTGCACTGACTGACTCTAAGAATTTTCGTAAAGATGTTCTGCCCAGTTATAAAAGCAATCGTAAAAATCTTCGTAAGCCCATGATTTTAGCTGAGTTGCGACAGCATTTAATTGATAATCATAATACTGTTATCTATCCAAACTTAGAAGCAGATGATGTTTTAGGTATCCTTGCCACTACACCACATGAAGACAACGAAGACATTATTGTTTCAGTTGATAAAGACTTAAGACAAATACCTACACGTGTTAGCCCTGACGGTAAAGATGTTTGGTCTGTCAGTAAGCAAGAAGGTGACTACTGGTTTATGATACAAGCATTAACTGGTGATGCCACAGACGGCTACACTGGTTTACCTAAAGTTGGTATCAAAACTGCTGAAAAAATTCTTGGAACTAGTGGCAATACTTTATCAGAGATGTGGCAACAAGTGTGTGCTGCATACAATAAAGCTGGTTACTCAAATGATGAAGCACTTCAGCAAGCAAGGTGTGCCTACATTTTAAGACACGGTGATTACAATTTAAAAACTGGAAAGGTTAAACTATGGCAGACCAAGTAAAGAAACCCAACCATTATTTTAGATATGTCATAGAGCCTATCACTTTCATAATGCAAAACAATATCCCTTATGCTGAAGCTAATGCCATTAAATATTTATGTCGCTGGCGTTACAAACACGACACTAAAGAAAAACAATTAGAAGATTTAAAGAAAGCCAAACAGTACATAGACATTCTAATTGAACTCGAAGAACAACCCAAAGACCAATTAATTTTAAAGTTAGGAAACAAATAAATGTCAAATATGCTGCCCACTACATACCAACAATATATACATACTTCTCGTTATGCTAGATTTATAGATGATAAAGGCAGACGTGAAACATGGAGCGAGACGGTCACTCGTTACTTTGATTTCATGCAAAATCATTTAAAGAAAAATTATAATTACAATTTTGATAACAAGCTTCGCACAATTTTAGAAGACCATGTTTTAAATTTAAACATAATGCCTTCAATGCGTGCCTTAATGACTGCTGGTGCAGCATTAGAACGTGATAACACTGCTGGTTACAACTGCTCATACATACCTATAGATGATGTTAGAAGTTTTGATGAAGTAATGTACATTTTACTTTGTGGTACTGGTGTAGGATTTTCAGTCGAACGTAAAAGTGTAGATAAACTTCCTATTATTGCTGAAGAATTTAGTGATAGTGACACTGTTATTGTAGTGCAAGATAGTAAAGCTGGCTGGGCTAAAGCATTTCGTGAACTTATTGCTATGCTTTATTCGGGACAAATTCCTAAAATAGATATATCAAAAGTTAGACCAGCAGGAGCTAGACTAAAAACTTTTGGTGGCCGTGCCAGTGGTGCACAGCCTTTAGTTAATCTATTTGATTTTGCTATTACTACTTTTAAAAATGCTGCTGGTAGAAAACTAGATGCTATCGAAGCTCATGACCTAGTTTGTAAAGTTGGTGAAGTAGTAGTTGTGGGTGGTGTTAGGCGTAGTGCTTTAATATCTCTAAGCAACATACAAGACGACCAAATGAGAAACGCAAAGAGTGGGCAATGGTGGTTAGAAGACGGACAACGTGCTCTTGCTAACAATTCTGCTTGTTACTCAAGAACTCCTGATATGAATTTATTTATGTCAGAATGGAAATCTTTATATGAAAGTAAATCAGGAGAGCGTGGTATCTTTAATAGAGAAGCTGCCAAAAACAAAGTTGCGGAAAATGGTAGAAGAGATATTGAGCATTTATTTGGGACCAATCCATGTTCTGAAATTATCTTACGGCCTTATCAGTTTTGTAATCTAACAGAAGTAGTTGTTAGAGCAACAGATGATTTACAATCTTTATGTGATAAAGTTAAATGTGCAACAATATTAGGAACATTCCAATCTACCCTTACTGATTTTAAATATTTAAGAAAAATCTGGAAAGACAACACTGAGGAAGAACGTTTATTAGGTGTTTCTCTTACTGGTATTATGGATAATAAACTTACAAGTAATCCTTATGCCGAACAATTAAATACTATGAAGCAAGTGGCAATAGATACTAATAAAGACTTTGCTAAAAAACTTAAGATACCTCAATCTACTGCCATAACTTGTGTAAAACCAAGTGGTACTGTTAGTCAGTTAGTTGATAGTGCTTCAGGCATACACACAAGACACAGTGATTATTATATAAGAACAGTGCGTGGAGATGTTAAGGACCCATTGACTAATTTCTTAATAGACAAAGGTGTTCCAAATGAGCCTGATATTACTAAGCCTGAAAATGTTGTAGTGTTTTCTTTTCCAGTAAAATCTCCACACGGTAGTTTAACTAGAGATAGTAAGACAGCTATTGAGCAACTGGAAATGTGGCTTCTATATCAGCGTCATTGGTGTGAACACAAACCTTCAGTTACAATTAGTGTAAAAGAACACGAATGGTTAGAAGTTGGTGCATGGGTTTACAAACATTTTAATGAGGTGTCAGGCATAAGTTTCTTACCTCATAGTGACCACGTGTATCAACAAGCTCCATATCAAGAAGTTGATACAAAACAATATAGAGATTTACTTAAACAAATGCCTAAAGCTATAGATTTTACTGAGCTTAGTGCATACGAAAGTGAAGATAACACTAGTGGGTCACAAGAATTAGCTTGTGTTGGTGGTGTCTGCGAAATTGTAGACATTAAGCCAAGCTACTAAAGACCCCTTTTTAGAAGGATTTCATTATGGAATATGAAGATACTAAATTTCCTGAGACAGTAGCAGACATGATGCGGTTACTTACTCAGGTTTATCCCAACAAAACACCTTTAATCTCAGATAGTACTAATAAAATTATGTATGAAGCTGGTCAAAGAAGTGTTGTTGATTGGTTAATAGAATTACAAAACTCAGAAAAGGAATAATACTATGTGTTTAGGCGGACGGCAAAGTACACCAGCTCCTACAAATGTTAAAGATAACAGTATGTACTACAATGGTAATGTGTTTGACCCTCTCCCTGAAGAAGAGCAAGCTGCTATGATAATGGATAATGTTATTGATTTTGATAGTGGCGATAAAGGTAAAAATAAAAGTAAACAAAGTTATGGCAACAGCTCAGGTCTAGGTATTGGGGACCCAAGTGACGGTGGTATAAATATTTAACAACAAACCAAAGGAAAACGTATGTGTGGTGGCGGAAGTAGACCAGCTCCAGCTCCAGCACCAGCTCCTAATCCAGTTGTGTACAGTCCTAACCCTTCAACTATGGGTATGGAAAACGCTCCTGAATTAGTAACGGCTGATGTAATGGAAGACGAAGAGCTGAAGAAAAAGCTTAAAAAGAAAAAAGGAACTACAGCTTTACAAACTGATTTAGCTGTTCCTACAAGCGGCAATAACTTAAATATTGCTTAAATAATTTATGGATGAACAACAACTCCAAACATTAGGTACTTCAGCAAAAGAACGTTACAATAAATTGATACATGAAAGAGAGCATTTTCTTGAAAGAGCTAGGGAATGTTCTGAATTAACTATTCCAGCTCTTATTCCTGACGAAAGTTTTAATGCGTCTTCTGATTTATATACACCATTTCAAAGTGTAGGTGCTAGAGGTGTCAATAACCTTGCATCAAAATTACTCCTATTATTACTCCCCCCAAACTCTCCCTTTTTTCGCTTAAAAATTGGCGGTAAAGCAAAGCAAGAAATTGAGCAACAACCTGAAGTTAAAACTGAAGTTGAAAAAGCTTTAGCTGGTATTGAAAAAGAGATTGCACATAAAATTGAAGAACTAGCAATACGTGTTCCCGTGTTTGAAGCTTTAAAACATTTAATTGTAAGTGGTAATGTTCTAACAACATTGCCTAAAAAGGGAGCTATGCGTGTTTTCCCTTTATCACAATATGTGTGTAAGAGAGACGCTGAAGGAAATTTATTAGAAATAATTATTAGTGAAAAAATATCTCCATTAACTTTTGATGAAAAAACAAGACTAGAATTATTTGCAGACGGTGAATATAAAATAGATGAAGATGTAGAATTATATACTCATATATACAAACAAGATGATGATAGTTTTTATGTATGCCAAGAAGTAAACAATAGAAAAGTACCTAATTCACAAGGTACATATAAAAATGAACAATTACCTTTTCAATGTTTACGCATGATACGTGTCGCTTCTGAAGACTATGGACGTTCTTATGTTGAAGAATTTATTGGTGACTTAAAAAGTCTTGAAGGTTTATCCCAAGCACTCGTAGAAAGTGCAGCAGCTTCTAGTAAAGTTGTCTTTATGATTAGACCTAATGCTGTTACTAAAAAAAGAGACTTAGCTCTTACTCGTAATGGTGACATTATTACAGGCTCACAAGATGATGTGTCAGTACTACAAACTGAAAAACAATATGATTTAAGAATAGTAGCTGACTCAATACAAAACCTTGAAGAGCGTATGTCTTATGCTTTCTTATTACACACTGCTGTACAACGAGACGCTGAAAGAGTTACGGCTGAAGAAATACGCTACATGGCTTCACAGTTAGAAACTGCTTTAGGTGGTGTCTATTCATTACTATCACAAGAATTTCAACTACCCCTTGTACAATTATTAATGAAACGTATGAGCAAGTCTAAAGAAATTCCAGCATTACCTGATAAGAGTATAAAACCTACTATCATAACTGGTGTAGAAGCTTTAGGTAGAGGTAATGATTTACAAAAATTAACCGAGTTTGTAGGACAGATTGTTGGGTTAGCACAAGTTACTCCTGAGATTGTACAAACTATAAATCCTTCAGATTTAATTACAAGAATTGCAACTGGTCTAGGAATAGATACAGACGGCTTAATTAAAAGCCAAGAACAAATTCAGCAAGAGCAACAAGCTCAACAAGAACAGATGATGCAACAACAAATGATGCAAGGTGGTGTAGATGCTGCTGTGTCTGCTGCTGCTCCAGTGGCAAACAATTTAAGTAAGCAAGAATGACAGCTTGGTTCATAGGTGTGGTCCTAAGTTTTAATTTATTAGAACCACCTGTTGAATCCCACTATCAACTAAAACAATTTAATTCAGAATTATCTTGTCTAAAATTTATAGTAAAAAATTATAAAGAAGTTGAGTTTAGTGCTGCTGAATATTTTGGGGAATATGAAATAGAAGGTAAGAAATATTATCTTAATAACATTGAGTTAAATTGTATTTCTTTAGACCTAGTATAACAAAGGAAAAATAAATGGTAGAAACCGTAGAAATAAATGAAAATAAAACAACAAGTGAAAAGCCTGAAGAGCAAGCTCCTGTTGAACAAGCCAAACCTGAATGGCTGCCTGAAAAATTTAATAGCCCTGAAGAAATGGCAAAAGCTTATGGAGAGTTAGAAAATAAATTAGGACAACCTAATCCTGAAACTCCTGAGCCTATTAAAGAAGATACTAAATCAGATATGGAGATAGCTGATAAAGCTGTTGAAAGTGCTGGCTTAGATATGGGAACATTACAACAAGAATTTGATACTACTGGTACACTAGCTGAAACAAGTTATGAAGCTTTAGCTAAAGCTGGTATTCCAAAAGATTATGTAGACCAATTCATTGCTGGTCAAAATGCTGTAAAGGCTTCACAAGAAAGTGAAGTTAAAGGCTTAGTAGGTGGTGATGAAGGTTATAGTGAAATGACTTCATGGGCTGGTCAAAATATGACAGCCGAAGAAAAGACTGCTTACAACTCTCAAGTAAATAGTGGAGACTTAGAGACTGTAAAGTTAGCGGTGTTAGGACTTAAAGCCCGATACGAGCAAGCTAACGGAAGTGAGCCTAGCCTTGTAAAAGGTAAAGGCACAACACCACAAGCTGATGCTTATAATTCTTGGGCTGAAGTAACTGTGGCTATGAGCGACCCAAGATATTCTAAAGACCCAGCTTATCAGTCTTTAGTTAAATCAAAAATAGCTGCGAGTAAATTATAATATAGTTGTGCGACCTTTTTAGGTGGCAACTGCCAAAACAAATTGAATAATAATACTGACCCTTCTGCGGAAGGACAATCTGTTATTTAATTAGTCAAGATGTAATGGCTTTCAATAAACAAACAATCAACAAAAGGAAAAACTATGGCAAATGCAAGCCCTGTAAGTGTGGGTAAAGTAAATGCTAGTGGCTCTGAAGATGCTTTGTTTCTGAAAGTTTTTGCTGGAGAAGTATTAACTTCTTTTGACAGAGCTTCAGTAACAGACGGTGCGGAAATGGTTAGAAGTATTTCTAACGGAAAATCAGCAACCTTCCCAGTAATGGGTAGAGTTGGTGCTGCGTATCACACGGCTGGCTCAGAAATCACTGGTAGTGACGTAAACCACAACGAAAAGGTTATTACTATTAATGACCTACTACTTAGCTCTGTGTTCTTATCGAACATTGAAGAAGCTAAAAACCATTGGGACGTGAGAAGTGCGTACTCTACTGAAATCGGTAGAGCACTAGCTTTCCAAAAAGATAAACACGTTCTACAAACAATCGGTCAAGCTGCACAAGCTTCAGCTAACGTTAGTGACTCAGGATATGGTGCTGGTACTGTTCTTACAGATACTGGTATTGCTTCTGCAACTGACGCAACTGCTGCTAATGCAATGATTGACTCACTGTTTGATGCTGCGAAAGCTCTTGATGACAATTACGTTCCAAAAGAAGGACGTAAATGTTTCTTAAGAACTGAAGAGTACTACAAAATGGCTAACGCTACTAATGCTGTAAACATTGACTTCTCAGGCGGAGACAATGGCGGTGTTAAAGAAGGTAAAATTATGAAAGTTGCTGGAATTGAATTAATTCCAACACCTCATTTTGTATCTTCTAACGTTAATTCAGGCGTAGAACAAGGTTCAGCTACTGCTGGCGGCTCAAACCCTCAAGCTGTAAATTTAACTAACTATGTAGCACTGGTATCACACCCGTCTGCTGCTGGTACAGTTAAACTTATGGATTTGGCTGTTGAGTCAGAATACGACATAAGAAGACAAGGTACGCTAATGGTAGCGAAATATGCTATGGGACATGGCGTACTTCGACCTGAAGCTGCTGTTGGAATTAAAGAAGCGTAAGCTTAATTAATACCACAACAAACTAGTAAGGGCATCAAGATTTATCACTATGCAGACTTGCTCTGCCCTTACTTTTGAGAGAGAGATATGACACAAATAATTCCTACTACCGAACTACAAGCTGTAAACATTATGTTAAGTATGATTGGTGAAGCTCCAGTTAATACAATTACAGGTGTTACAAATGTAGACGTATCTGTCGCTAAAAATATTCTTGATGAAACGAGTATGTCAGTACAGTCACAAGGCTGGAACTTTAATACTGTTTACAACAAAGTAGTCACCATTGATGATGACTCTAAAATTCCCCTAGCATCTAACATTATCCAAGTTGATGCCAATGTAACAAATTTTCGTTACATGAATATTGTGTTCCGAGACGGTTTTCTTTATGACCTTGATAGAGACACAGATATTTTCACCACAGCTCCTACTATAGACATAGTAACTGTCGAGCCTTTTGAAACAATCCCTGAATATGCAAGACGCTACATTACAGCTCAAGCTGCAAGAAGATTTGCTGCTCGATTTGTTGGTGCTGGAGATATAGTTAAGTTTGCACAGCAAGATGAAAGTGATGCTTTAATTAATTTACAACAATCAGATGCAAGAAGTGGAGATGTTAATTTACTAGAAGGAGATGCTAATACATATTCAATAATAAATAGAACACCTAGAAGGACTTACTAATGCCTTTAGTTTCACAAACCATTCCCAATTTTATTAATGGTATTAGTCAGCAAACACCTACCCAAAGAGGTTTAAATCAAGGTACTAAACAAATTAATATGCAGTCTAAAATTGTGGAAGGATTATGTAAGCGTCCCCCTTTAGAATATATTGCAACCTTAGATAACTCACAAGTGTTTCCAAATACAAGTTATGTGTGGGAAATACAACGAGATGAAAACAATAAATATTTCTGTGCTTTTTTTAATGGTGGTGTGCGAGTATTTGATTTAGACGGTAATGAAAAAACTGTTTCCTACCCTAATGGCACTTCCTACTTAACTTCAACAACACCCAAAGAGACGTTTAGATGTGTTAATGTAGCTGACTTTACTTTTGTAGTTAATAGAAGCAAGACCGTTTTAGCAGACAGTACAACTTCTGCTGCTAAAGTAGAAGAGTTTCAAATTTATACAAAAGCCACAAACTACGGACGTACCTATAAAGTTGCTATTAAACATCCTAACATGGCTAATGAATTAGAAGTACAATTTCAAATGCCTTCAGGTAATGATGCTACAACTGATAGTGAATTTAGAGACACAGATAAAATTGCAGACATATTATTATATGGAACTTCAAGTACTGATTGGAACGCTAATGCGTCACAAATCGGATTTAAAGTAATTAATAAAGATACTGGAGCAACCGTATCTACAACACAAGGACTTGCTAACTACTCAGGTATTTCTAGTCATTTTACTTTTGAAAAATATACTTCATTAATCTACGGTAAACCAACAGACGGTAACGCTAGTTATACAATAACAACCTCAGACGGTGCTGGTAACACTTCTATGTATGTCTTAAGAGACAAAGTACAAGACTTTTCAGCATTACCGTACTATGCAAAGCCTAATACTATTTTACAAATTACTGGTGATGAAGGGGATACTCTTACAGACTACTACGTAAAATTTGAAAATGACGGAGTGTGGGCTGAGTGTATTGCTCCTTCTACTTCAGTAGGTTTAGATAATTCAACAATGCCACACGCATTAGTAAATAATAATGACGGTACATTTACTTTTAAACAATTAGATTATACTGATAGAGATTGTGGCAACAGTACAACTAACCCTGACCCAAGTTTTGTAAATAGAACTATACAAAATGTTACTTTCTACAAAAACAGACTAGGGTTTTTATCAGGTGAGAATTTAATACTATCTGAAAATACTTCTTACTTTAATTATTTTGTAACTACTGCAACACAAGTTTTAGATACAGATGTTATAGATATTGCTGCATCAGGAACGACAGTTAATACATTACGTAGCTCAGTTGCTTTTAATGACACACTGTTACTCTTTTCTGATAATGGACAATATAAATTAGATAGCTCAGGTAACACTGCCATATCTCCTTTAACTGCTATCTTAAATTTAGTATCTAGTTTTGAGCATAATAGAAATGTGCGTCCTGTAACGGCTGGTAAGTATGCCTACTTTGCACAAGATAGAAATGATAATACTGCGATAAGAGAATATTATTCAGATGAAGATAGTTTAACTAATGACGGTATTGATATTACTGTTGGTGTACAGGATTTAATTCCTGAAAATGGTTATCAAATAATAAGTAACAATATTGAAGATACATTATGCGTTATTGCATCAGATACGGCTGATAGTCAAACAGCTCCTTATACCACAAGTAGTGCTGTGACTACTACGCATGGTAATAGAATATACGTATATAAATATTTCTTTGATAATGCAGAAAAAGTACAATCTTCTTGGTCCTTTTGGGAATTAGAAGGTGTAAAAATCTTAGGCGGATTAGGTACAGATAGTTTTATTTATTTATTTACTGCGGAAGGTACTAACACAAAATTATATAGAATTGATTTACGTAACCTTAAAATACCTTCTCTTGGTTTTAATATTTATTTAGATAAACGTGCGACAGTATCAGCTACATATAGTGCAAGCACTGGTAAATCCACTTTTACGTCACCTTATGGAGCATTAACTAATTTATTAGCAGTAAATGCTACTACAGGAACTAATTTAATTACTGTTAATACTTCAGGCTCAACCTACACTGTTGAAGGTAATCATACTTCATTATATATAGGGACAACTTTTACGAGCACTTACGAATTGTCTCCACAATTTATTCGTGAAGAAAGTAGCAGAGGTACTATTTCAATAACAAATGGGCGTTATCAAATAAAATATATTACATTTGATTTTGTAGACACTGGTTATTTTAGAGCAGAAGTAACTCCTGACAACAGAGATACATTAGTGAAACAATTTACTGGATATGTAATTGGTCTTCCAACAACTTTAATTGATAGACCAAGTATAAGTAGCGGTGCATTGCGAGTACCAATACAAGCTGAGAATACTAAATTTACGCTGCAATTAAAAAATGATTCTCACTTACCAACATACATTGCAGCAGCAGATATTGAGGGGTTTTATCATACACGTTCAAGGAGAGGTTAGTGAAAATAGAAAACCCTAGAGTTAGGGAAGCTCAATTAAATGATGCTTTGCTTTTACATAAGAATATAAGAAAAGATGATGTAAGAGAAATAAGAGCTTCAGACAACGTGTCTCCATTAGAAGCTTTAGTAATGCCTTTTACTTATGAAGGCTCACAAACTTATAGTATTATCCATGATGTTGAAGATGACATTATTGGAATGTTTGGTGTATGCCCTTCTCTTAATGATGATACTTTTGGCGTAGCGTGGATGCTTGCCACTGACAATATACAAGTTATCGGCAGAACATTCTTAAAAGAAAGTCGATACTGGGTAAATGAAATGGGTAAGTCGTATGACTTCCTATACAATTTTGTAGATAAACGAAATTGGAAATCTTTAAAGTGGTTACAGTTTTGCGGCTTTGAGCCAAAACAAGAACTTAACTACGGACATGAACAACGTAAATTTTTATTAGTAATGAAGGATATGAAAGATGTGTAGTCCACAATTAGCAATAGCAGCAGTACAAGTAGCTGGAACAGTTATGCAGTATCAAGATGATAGAGCAGCAGCACAAACTAAAGCTAATGCAAACGAGACTGCTAGAAGGAATGCTGACAAAGCTTATTTAGAAGATATTTCACGTATTGATATGGAACGTACTATGGCTGACCGAGAAAAACGTAAAGAAGATTTTGCAGCAACACAACTTAAAAAGAAAGAAGCTGCTTCAGCTTTAAATACAGGGTTTGGAAGTCCTCTTGCTAGTTTACAAAATGCGTTCTTTGATGCAGACGCTTCTATTGCTGCAAATGGTGCTGACTATACAGCAGACTTAGTTAAGATAGGCTGGCAACAAAGAGATGCTTACGGAACATTAGAGCGTACTTATGCTGGACTAGCTACTCCTCGTAACCCAAGTAAAATAGGTGCAGCATTACGTATTGCTGGTACAGGTGCAGAATATTATGCGGCAACAGCCGAAACCGATAGTAAAGGGAGTTAAACACAATGGCATATAAATCCAAAATATCTAACAAACGATACGGTACAACTTTTGGTGGTAAAGAAGCTTATGACCTCAACTCTCCATTGGGGGATGTTGTTAATTCTATAAAAGAAATAACTCCACAATTAAGATTAGCGTCCGCTACACATAAAGATATTAAAATTAAAGAAGCACAAGAAGCTTATGAAGCTCTTATTAATTCAAATAAAACTCCTGACCAAATAGATGCAGAAATAAAACAAGGTTTACACCCTAAGTTAAGTGGTATTTACACTGCTGGTGTTATTCAAAAAAACAGAGGACGTTTTGATGCAGCCAAAGTGCAACAAAATATAATTGAAAAGCTTGACGAATTTGACCCATTAACAATGAATTTTGATGCGTGGGCACAACAATTCATGCCAGTAATAACAGATAAAAGCACAAGCTATAATGAAGGTTTTAGCCACGTCTACGAACAATTTCGTGCAGACCAAGTTATAAAAGAATCAGAAGCTAAATATAATGATGCTATTAGAAGAAAGACAGAAAATGGAATAGCATTAATGAACACTGTTCCTAAAGGAGAAGTAGCTACAAATTATTATCCCCTATTAAATAGTCTTAATGAGAAAGTGGTGCACGAAGACGGCACTGTAGGAGATATTTATAGTACTCAGGAATTAAATGATATTGCTTATGGACACGCATTAAACATTGGAAATAGAGCAACCACAACCGAAGAGATTGATTATGCTATTGACATATTAATTGTTGATAGAGGTAAAGGCAAAGGTGGTAACAATATTGGGTCCTTATTAAATACTGAAAATGCAAAAGTTTCACAATTATATGGAGAGCTTTTAAGAAAGAAAATTACATTACAAGAAAAAGGAAGGACTGATGAAAAAATAAAAAAAGAAGAAGA